GCTTCTAATTTTACTTTGACAGCTGCTGCCGCAACACAGGATTTAACCATTGCTTTGGCCGGTGCTTTTGACTCGAGCCTTGTACTATCGTCTACAGGAACTGGTACTGATGCTCTTCAGGTGACTGCCAGTGCGGGTGGGATGGAACTGGATAGTAGTGGTGATTTGTCCCTGAACTCTTCTGGGGGTACCATCAATATTGGAAATGACAATGTTAGCCAAGAAATTAAAATTGGCGATCATGTATCTTCAACAAGAACAATATCTATTGGAGGCAGTTCAACAGCAACTACTTTGACCACACTTGGAGCACAAACCCATAAAGGCACCATAACGGTTGGTGTTGATGATACTGGACATGATGTTAAATTCTTTGGTGCCACGTCTGGAGCATACATGCTTTGGGATGAATCAGAAGACACTCTTAAAGTTGTTAATGGTTCAATTGAAACTTCATCAGATGAACAACTTAAAACAAATATAAAAACCATAGAAAATGCTTCTAACATGATGGACAAAATCAAAGGCGTATCGTTTAACTGGAAAGTTAATGAAAAAAAATCTTGGGGTATTATTGCACAAGACATAGAAAAAATCATGCCTGAAGCAGTGTCTGGAACTGATGGTTTCAAAGCCGTAAATTATAATTGTATAATTGGTGTTTTGGTAGAAGCTGTAAAAGAACAAAACGAAAGGTACAAATCATTGGAACAAAAATTTGAAGAGTATGTCAAAATAATGATTGAAGAATAGATAAAATTTAAGAGTTCTGAATATTTCAGTAAGAAAGACATCATGTTATTTTTTGATAGATACACAAACATTTTTTCTCAGATTTTTTTATTTTTAATGACAAATTCATTTTTGATTACACCAACGGATATTAAAATGATATGAAAACTACTCAAATACATAACAAGTTATATTTGTGGCATAAGGTTATATGTTTGATTGCTTCCTATTCGCAATGCTCATTTTGCGCTAGCGAAACCAATAATGAATGAATTGTACAAAAGAGTAGAAACACTCCAAAATAAAATTTACCAACCCTGAAAAGGCGTTAAATGGCAGACGGCTTGATAGTTAGTGGAATTGACTCATATGGTAAATTAATGTCACAGACATTCAGATTTCCTATCAAAGAAATTTATCTCATTTTAAATATTGGTTGGTGTAATGGTGCCAAATTATCTTGTTGTGAATCAAAATCAATAAACATTCTATTCACCAAAGGATTTTAAGATTTATAAAATTTATTATTATATGAATTATTTTACTGTATTTTTATGGGACCCCATAAAAAAATATTTTGATGAAATACAATTATTCATGTTCAATAAATATGAATTGTTATGTTTTGAAGATTATCAATTTGAAATTAAAAATAAAAAAACCATATTGAATTTTATTAAGTCAGTGTATTTATTGGATAATGGATGTTCCCATGAATATTTACAATATAAATTAAATTCCATGTTGAAATATAAAAAAAGGGGAATATTCACAATTAGATATTTAAAAATAAATATTGATAATCCAAATTGGATCAAGAAAAATAATAAAATAATATCTAAATCATCAATTGATATTAAAGAATTTATCAGAAATAAATACAAAAATAAAATTTTGGGCTATGTAAAAGATATCATTATTCATGTTTGTGACAATCACAAAGAAAGTAATTTTACAGATAAATTGATCAATTATCATTTTAAAAAACCAAAAATATTTAAAAAACAAAAAATTAATTTAATATTATTGTTTCATTTGCTCAATAAACATAATTATGTTCTACTTAAAATGGATGATGATTTTCCCAACTATAAAATCAGGGGTGATTTTAATTTATTAGTTAATATAAACAATTTAAACAATATTATTAAAATAATATTACATTTTGGAAAAATTTATACTAAAAATAGATGGAACATTGTGGTTAAACCCGCTAATTATCATGAAGATTTTAAAAATGAAAATAACAGATATTTTGTGGATTTTTGGACCCCCAAAAATAAAATTGAATTGAGAATAGATATTATAACAAGTGATTATTTATCTAGAAAACAATTTTATATTGATACATTGAATAAAAAAATATCTGTTATAATTGATAATACCACAATATTTGTACCAAGAATTGATTATGACATTACCATAAGATATGTAGAATTTCTACAACACAAACATAAATTTAATCATTTTAATTACATTAATCAATATCCAGAATCCATGTACAAATATTTCACTGATATTTATTTTGAGAAAAAATATGATATGTTGTCCCTGGATGAATTAAAAGGAAATAGTTTTAATAAAAGAAATGTAAAAATTGAAGAATCTCTTTATTATGAATATTTGATAAATAAAAACCAAAATAATTTTAAAATATATCATGATTCATTAAAAAATATATCTAAAAAATATAACATCTCAAATAGAAATTGGAATTACTCGATAGAAAAATTCGAAAAATTATATGATTCAATTAAAAATAAAGGTCATCTGGATTCAGAGTTTGTTTATATAAACAATACAAATGATAAATTACTACTGGATGGACTGGACCAATGTTCCATACTATTATTTATAAATAATGGAGAATATAAAATTAAAACATATGTTAAAAAAAACATTCATTCTTTGATAGACTTTTATATCAAAGAGAATGACTATCAAAAATCTATTGATGAAATTGATAAATATATTTTTTTGAGAGACAAGGATTTATACTATAAAAAAGCAATGTGCCATTATAAATTAAATAATTACCATAAAAGTATTAAAATGTATTCAAATTATTTTGAAATATACCCTGATATAGATAAGTTGTTTATTAATACATCATTAGTGTTAAAAAATAAAAATAATTTTAAATATTTATACTTAAACTTTTTTAATCTGTTATTTCGAGATCATAACATTAGTAATCATTCTATCACAATTAATAATAATAATCGGTTCAAAATACTATTTTTAGATACAAATCAAAGAGATTATACATTATATAATTTTAAGAACAAATTATTGGGAGGAACAGAAACATGTTTGTGTAATTTGTTGTTGACTTTGTGTGAATATTCTCAAATATCTTATTATTTTGGGAACCATCATCCTAAAACATATTTTTATAAGGACATAAGTTGTTTTTCTATTAAAAATGGATTGCATCATGATACATTAATGGATATCAATCCAGACATTGTAATAACAATAAGCAACATAAAATGTTGTAAAATATTAACAGAATACACCAACAATAAATTAGGAAAAAATATACCAATTTATTGTTGGTTTCATCACGACATCGATCAAAAACAATCACTCATATTTAATAATAAAAATTATTTTAAATATGTTGATGGAATGATCTATGTTAGTGAATGGCAGAGAAAAGAATTTATCAATAATTATACATATCCCATAGAAAAATCATTTGTCCTCAATAATGCGATATCTCCCATGTTTTTGAATCATAACAAAAATATGATATTAAATAATAAAAAACCAATTATGGCATATACATCAACACCTTTTCGTGGGTTACATTTATTATCAAAAATTTTTCCTATTGTTAAAAAACATGTACAAGAACTTCAGTTGTACATATTTTCGTCCATGAAGATTTATGATCAAGGAGACAAAGATAAAATGTATGCTGATATGTATGAACAATTTAAAGAAATGGATGGTGTTCATTATTTTGGATCTGTTACACAATTGGAGCTACTAAATCATTTACAAAAGGTATTAATATTAGGATATCCCAATATATTTAGAGAAACTTTTTGTCTATCCGTAGTTGAAGGTATGTCTCAGGGTTGTTATGTCATATCCAGTAATTTAGGAGCATTACCTGAAGTAACTGACAATTTCGCTACATTAATTGATTATAACAAACATAATGAAAATAATTACATAGAAGAATTTTCAAATGAAATAATCCGTGTTATAAATTTATATGATAATAAAGATTCAGGATTAGAAAATCATCTACAAAAACAGATTCAACATGTTCAGAAAAATTATGATTGGAACAATCGTGTTGATGATTTTTGTAATATCATTTCAAAAAATAATATTTATAATGATATTGAAAAAATAATATCTAATCCATCACAAAATAAAGAATTTTTAGAAAAATATATTTTGAAATATCCTAAAAATCCAACCATAAACTTATTACAATTATTATTTTTCAAGGATTTAAAAAATAGAATAAATTTACCAAAACATACAAGTAAAATTTATGAAATATTAAATAAAAAAAATTTAGAAGAATCTACTATTTATGATATATCTAAATTATTTCTAAATATATTGATTCCTTTATATTTGGATAATGCTAAAGAATATCAAATTAGTTTAGCAAATTATTATATCAAATATTTTCCTAAAATATTTTTTGAAAACCCAAACATAAAAAAACTCAGTGAAGAATTAAAACAAAAATCTACTAAAATAAGAATAGGATTCATATCTAAATATTTTAAAAGTCATTCTTCTGGAAAATTAATTAGAGGATTGATTAACCTTTTACCAAAAAACAAATATCACAAAAGTCTTTTTATTGTGGAAGGAACAGGGACAGATCATATTACCAAAGATTTGATTCAAAATACCGACGAATCATTTGTACTGAAAGAAAATATTTTTACTGCTCAACAATTCATATCAAAACAAAATTTACATGTTATAATATACCCTGAAATAGGACAATCAATGTTATGTTATTTATTAGCATTCTCGAGATTATCTCCTGTTCAATGTGTCCATGGATGGGGACATCCTGTTACCACTGGAATACCCAATATAGACTATTTTATTTTATTAAAAGATGATAAGGTTGATAGAAAAGAAGTGGAAAAATATTACACTGAAAAACTTATATTCCAAAATTTATCTTCTTATTATTATGAACCAAATATAAAAGATGTGAGTTGTTTGAGAGAATATGCCATAAGAAACAATATGGACTTGTCTGAAATATCCAAAAATAAAATATATAACAAAAAAGATTTTGGATTACAAGAATCTAACATTGTGTATTTGTGTGTTCAAAACAGTTTAAAAATAACAAGAAATTTGATTGATGTTTCACTTAAAATTTTAAAACATATTCCCAATAGTAATGTTGTGTTTATAGGTGATAATTCATATAAAATCAAGAATAACAGAATGTTATTTATACCAAAAATGAAACACAGAGATATTTTGGGCTTAGTATCTATATCAGATGTTATTTTAGATTCGATTGGATGGTGTGGGGGAATAACTTCTATGGAAGCATTTGCATTGAACAAACCAATAGTAACATATCCATTTAGAAGTTTAAAAGGAAGAATAACAGATATATTGTATCAAAGAATGAATATATTTGAATGCTCTGCCAACAACATGGAAGAATATTTTAAAATTGCCATAAAATTAAGTAATAAAAAATTCAATAAAAACATAACAGATAAAATTAAATCAAACAAAAATAAAATATTTGAGGTTTCAAGTGTTATAAAAGAATGGGAAAAATTTATGGACAAAAAGTAAATATTTTCATTTTTTACACTGAGGATTGAAACATCAGTTTTACTCGACAAAAAATCAACAAAATTTGACCATTTCAAACCGTGTAAATTTTGGTTTTGATACATCGTATAATACACCTGATGGTTTGAAAGTTGTTTTTAATGTAATTCCATAGTGTTTTAAGAACATATTGTACTGCTACAACGAGTTGATCATTATGAACCATATGACTATTCATTACTATGTCATATTTGATAATTTATTTTCGGCGTTTTAATTTTAATTGGTGCAAATCAAATAAAAAGACATTGGATTGATTTGACTTGTTCTGGTGTTGTGTTTACATCAAACATAATTTTCCATTTAATTTGGAACAAAACATTGTCCCATCATTAATATCATAATTAGACGATAATTGTGGTGATTGGTCATATTGTTTTTTTTTTAGAAAATTGTACATGTGTTGAATCAAATCAAAAAATGAGCAATGGAATTTCAATGCTTTTAAAGAACTAATTAGTGATGATGTCATTGCACCTGAAGCTTTATTTTGTCCATTAGCATTAAATACATCATAACTAACCTCTTTATCTGAACATCCACTTATCAAAGTAACTTTACACTCTAAATCTGTGTTATTATTAAGAATCACTTTATTTCTCTTTGTAAATAAATAAGGAAGATCAAATTGAGTTCCACTATGGCAACAATCTATCAAACAAAATATTTTACAATTTTTATTTTTTATTTTCCTTAGGATTTCATATAGTTCATCATCTGAAATTATATTTCCTTTATGATAATCTATTGGTATTAAGATTTCATCTCTGCCATCAATTTCATCTCCAGAATAATCTGGAATATTAGAACCATGTCCTGAATAATGAAACCAAAATTCATCACAATTTCCACAATTAATTTCATTAATTATTTTATTTAATTCTTCCAAAATGACTTTTTTTGTTGGTTTTCTTTTTGAATGGTCATTTATTAATTTTATGTTTTGATATCCAAATTTGTTTCTTATTAAATTTTCTATATTTTTAACATCGTTGATAGCACCATCTAATTTCATAGAAGTATTTATATAATTTATTCCTATTAAGAGAGCATATTTATTCATTATATATTATTTAATGTTATATTTTCCCACCAACGAAGGAATAAATTTATAAAAAAATAAAAATATATTTATGACTTGTTTAATTGTGTTTGATTTATTTGGATAATAATGGGTTTTCATTTTTGGACCAAAATATTTTTTTTTTCATTTTTCTAAAAATTTCTTTTAGTTTTTCAAAAATTAAAATTTTTTTCTTGATTTCCATAACTTGAATAAACATGTATCCATGGTTTGTTTTTATATTATTTCAATACTACTTAAAAAAAGAATAATTTTTTTTAATAGAATGATCATAGATGAATATATTAAATATCAAAATAAATATATCAAACAATTTGGTGACAAAACTATAGTTTTAATGGAAGTGGGTAGTTTTTTTGAATATTATGGGATAGATAATGGAGAAATTAAATGGGGAAATATTTATGATGTGGCTAAAGTGTTAGATGCTGTTGTTACACGTAAAAACAAGAAAATATCAAATAATTCTAAAAATAATCCTTTAATGGGTGGTTTTCCAAATCATGCCATTCAAAAACATTTAAACAAACTAATTAAAAATGGTTGGACAGTAATATTGATTGAACAAGATTCCCATGGAGAAGCAAATCCAAATAGAGAAGTAACAAATATTTATAGTCCAGGAACAAATGTTCTATTCACACAAAGTTTTAATTCAAATTATTTAGCATGTATCTATTTCGAAACTTTTAATATTATGAAATATTATGGAACTGGTTTATCAATTGGTATATCTTTTGTTGATTTATCCACTGGAGAAAATAAAATGTTTGAAACAACATCTAAACCACATGATTTAGCATTTTCTACTGATGAAATATACAGATTGTTACAAATTTATCAACCACGCGAGATTCTTATTTATAGAAATCAAGATGAAATCACCAATAAAAAAATAATAGATTGTCTTGAAATTAATACGCACTGTCATTATTTTAGAAATTTAAATTCTAAATATTCCAACAAAAATTACCAAAAAGAAATTTTGGAAAGAACTTTTGACAATGGCACTAAACTAAATATATTTGAATTTTTAGATTTAGAGAAATATGATATTAGCATTAAAAGTTATATAGGTCTATTGGAATACGCATATGAACATAATGAAACACTAATTGAGAAATTATACAAACCAGAGATAATAGAAGAAAACAAATATCTTATTTTAACACATAATAGCATTCATCAATTAGACATAATTCCAGATAAAAATAGAAATATATCTAGTAAATTTAATTCTCTTATTGGAATAATTAATAAGTGTAGCACTGCTCCAGGAAAACGTCTTCTCATTCAAAGAATATTAAATCCTATAATTAACATAGACATATTGAATTCCAGGTATGATTTAATAGAGGAATTTAGGAAAAAAAAAGATGGCTATTTTATTTATGAATTATTTGAAGATTTTTTAAAAAATGTTTTAGATTTGGAAAGATGTCACAGAAGAGTCAGTCTTGGCATTCTTCAACCCAGTGAATTTGTATCATTGGATATTTCATATAAAAATATTATGAAAATAATTGAGTTGGTCAAGAGTTTTGAAATATCAAATAAAAATCTATTTATTTCAGATGATATAATCAAATCTTTTAAAATGTTTGTTAAAGATTATAGCAGTAAAATTCTATTAGATGTAATTGGGAAATTCCATAAAAATAACATAACCACTAATATTTTTAAAATGGGTGTTTTTTTTGATATTGATGATCTACAATATAAAATAGATGAAATTGAACTATTATTTGATTTAATTGCCCAAAAACTAAGTAGTTATATAAAAGACACATCCAAAAATAGTAAAAAAAAGAATAATTCTAACAAAACTAATAAAACTAATAAAACTAACAAAACTAACAAAACTAACAAAACTAATAAAACTAGTATAACTGATATAAAATCTAATTTAGGTTTTGTAAAAGTTCAAAAAACAGAAAAAGATGGTAAATATCTGATATCAACTAAACGAAGAGCTAATTTATTAAAAAAAGAAATATCAAAAATTGATAAATTGAAAATTAAGTATAATAATAAAATTTTTTACATAAGACCAAAAGAAATAGAGTACAGAACCACATCCAATAATACCAAGATTCATACTTATGAATTAAAAGAAAAGGCTGAAAAATTACAATATTATTATGAAAAATTAAATAAATTATGTAGAAAAAAATTTAAATTATTTTTAAAAGAATTGGACAATGATTATGGACAGATATTAAAAAATGTGGTTGATTTCATTAGTGAAATAGATGTTATCAAGAGTGGGGCCAAAGTAAGTATCAAGTATAATTATTGTAAACCTAAAATAGTGAAAAGACAAAATTCTAAAAGTTATTTCTTAGGAAAAGATGTTAGACATCCAATAATAGAAAGAATCAATGATGATTTTGAATATGTTCCAAACGATATAATTATTGGATGTGAAAATAATGAAGGTGAAATAATAAATGGTGCTTTAATTTATGGGGTTAATAGTTCTGGAAAAAGTTCATATATGAAACAATTGGGTACTAATTTAGTTTTATGTCAAGCGGGATTTTATTGTTCTGCTAAAAAAGTGGAATATTATCCTTTTAAACATATATTTACAAGAATAAGTGGAAATGACAATTTATTTAAAGGTCATTCCAGTTTTACAGTGGAGATGTTGGAGCTTAGAAATATTCTAAATAGATGTGATGAAACTAGTTTAGTTTTAGCAGATGAATTAGCAAAAGGGAGTGAAATATATTCATCAACTGCTATAGTGGCTTCTGGAATTGTTAAAATCATTGAAAGAAAATCTAATTTTGTTTTTGCCACACATTTACATAGTTTAACTGATATAGAAGAAGTTAATTTACCTAACATTGTGGCATATCATTTATCTGTTGAATATGATTATGAAAAAAATTTACTTATATATAATAGAAAACTTAAAAAAGGTCGTGGTTCTACACTTTATGGACTGGAGGTTTGTAAAAGCATGGATATGGATAAAGATTTTTTAAATTTGGCAAATAAAATTAGAAAAGATATAGTGAGTACAAATAAAGGATTGATATCTGGTAAGAAATCTATTTATAATTCTAAATTATTTATGAATAAATGTGAAATATGTGGTTCAAATACTAATTTAGAAACACATCATATCAAAGAACAATGTTTGTCAAATGAAAATAAATACATAGATCATATTCATCAAAATAGTAAATCTAATATGGTTTGTTTGTGTAGTTCTTGTCATGCAAAACATACTTATAACAAAGGATTAATTATCAAAGGATGGCTAGAAACAGATAGTGGAAAAATATTGGATTATGAATTAGACACATTTTCTAAATCATCTGTTAAAAAAGGTAAACGGAAACTTACAAATATCCAAATAGAAATAGTAAAAGATTATTTGGGCAAATATCCCAATCTCTCAAAACGCCATTTATCTGAAGTCATTCTAAACAAAAAACAAATTAAAGTAAGTTCATATATCATTACCAAAATTAAAAATAATAAATATTAGTTGTGTTAATTATCATTTAATGGACTTTAGTATGTTCATACAATGATTTTAATTAATATTTGTCGAAAAATATATTTATTGAGGCTTCTTGTAATGGTTATGAATCAAAACAAAAAACATTTCAATAAATATGTTTAGTCCATTAAAGGATATTTATTATAACAATATTTGTGAATATGGCTATTTTATTTCTTTAGATATATTAGTGAACATGAATAAATTTATGTATATTAATGACCCAAACACAAAACTAAAATATAAAATTAATAGTGAAAAAGGTTCTAATATTTTAAAACAATATATAAAAAGTTTTTTGGGAGGTCATGATGGTCCTTGTGCCATGAATTTGAATGGAAGATGTGCTAAAAGCAAAATATGGGATAAAAAAAAATGTAGATTGACTCTTAAAAAAAGATGTGCAAAAAACAGAGCAATGAAATTTCAAAAAATCAGGGATATTCAAAAAATACCTAAAAATAAAATCAACAGAAAACATGCTAAATCTATGGTAAAATATATCAAACAACCCAAATTAAAAAAAAAACATGAAATTAAATCTAATTGTGCCATGAATTCTAATGGACGATGTGTTAGAAGTGCTGAAATAGACAACAGGTGTGAAATATCACCTAAAAATAGATGTAGAAAAATAACAACACCTAAAAAAACACTGGTCAAAGCACCAAAAAGAGCACCAAAAAAAAAACATGAAATTAAATCTAATTGTGACATGAATTCTAATGGACGATGTGTTAGAAGTGTTAAAATAGACAACAGGTGTGAAATATCACCTAAAAACAGATGTAGAAAAGTAAGAACACCCAAAAAAACACTGGTTAAAATACCAAAAAGAGCACCAAAAAAAACACCAAGAAAAACACCAAAAAAAACACCAAGAAAAACACCAAAAAAAGTACCAAAAAAAAAAAAATACCATGATAAAAATATTATTAACATTCCTTTAAAAAAACACACAAGAGACAAGGAAAGAAATTATGGAGTCAAATTAATAAAAAGAATAGGTATGGCTTCTTCAACAGGAGAAATATATCAATCTGACATTTATCAAAATGGAAACTTACTAAGGAAAAATGTGGCTATTAAAATAATCCCAACAAACAATAATAAATTAGAAAGAGAAATAAATATAGCAACACAAATGGGAAAAGACATATTAATTCATGGAAAAAAAACTAGCATTGGACCCAAAGTTTATTACCATGTCATAACTAACAGAAATGACATAATTGATAATGTTTATGACAAAATAATATTGTTAGGTTCAAGACTGAAAAAAAGAAATTTTTTGACTATTGTTGTGATGAAAAAACTCACAGGAAGAACTTTGTTTCATTACGCCCATAAAAAAAAATCTTTGGACAAATCACAATTAAGAATGATATGTAGAAAAATAAAAAAAATACATGAATTAAATTATATCCATAATGATCTTCATTTTGGAAATATATTTATTGATACCAAAGAGCCATATATAATAGACTATGGATTATCACAATTTATAAATCCCCATCATAGAAACAAAAACAATTATTTAAGATTTTTGAAAGATTATCCAAATGGAAACAAATTTTATGGACCACATTTGAAAAACTATTCGAAAAAAATATATTCCAGAAATCAAACTTGTAGTAAAGCCAGTTGGGCTTGTGAAAGGGGATATCAAACAAAAAAAATATTTACTTTGTGTAAAATATTAAAATTATTAAATAAATTCAATATGCATGGAAATAAAAAAGTTAATTTGAATTATTTAGATGAAGGATTAAATAAAAAAGATAGGAATAAACTCATCACTAATCTTAAAATAATCAGAAAACAATTGGAACAAAGTCCACACGCATCTTAGGATATGGCATTGAAACAATTATTTTTAATGAACTGAGTTTTAATGGATTAATTGTTGATTTTTAACAAATATAAATTGCGCTCCATTAAAAAAACAAGAATTGTGTTTACCATAAAATCAAAAAAATAATATATTTTTTAGCACCTGGAATTTTCATAATATTTTTTCAGGTAAATTTCATTTGTACTGATACATATTTCATATGGTTGGATGAATTATTTTCATTTGTAAACATCAATTGATGTTTTTATATTTTATTTGTAGATTCAACCAAACAAGGGAATCGCAAAACACCAAGGTTACAAGCAAAATATACAAAATTTCATTGAAAAACTAAAATTAATGGTCAATTTTTATTTCAACCAAAAACTTGATACATTGAAAAAATCATTTTTGATCTGATTGAAATATTCTTGTTATTCTGATATTTTATGTGTGGTTCAGGAAACATAACTTGTTCCTAATTTTGATCCAAAAAACATGGAACTCACATTGGTTATTTTTTGAAAAGTATTTAATGTGAAATGTTACTTGTATTTAACTCATGAATTAGAAAAAGTTTAATATCACCCATCGAAAAATTCTTTATTGAACGTTTTTCATGATTTAGGACACTTAAAATAACTTTTGTTGAATGGTACTATTCATATTGTGATTTTTGTTTATAAATAACATATCAATTTGTATGTTAAAACCATTCTTGTAATGATTATCAACTATATCAAATGGAATAAATCCTATATTGCTCATGAATTGTACATGTTCTAAAAAATTTGGAACACCTTCATTATATTGTCCAAATAAAGGCATTTCTATAACTATAAAATCTGTTCTATTTAATATTTTACTAGAACCTTTTAATATTGGTATTTCTGCTCCTTGACAATCTATCTTGATAAATATATTTTTTTTATCTTTTAAAATATTATCTCTCTCAATTATTGAATTTAAATCTATTGTAGTTCTTTTGATTGGCTTGGTTTTTGAAAAATATTTGGTCCTTTCTTTGAAAAATGAATCTCCAGTGTTTTTTTCCTCATACCAATCAACCTCATCTTGTTTATCATTTAATAATTCATTTCTAACAAATATGTTTGGTTCATTTTTAAATGTATCTAATTGTTTATACTTGATACCTTCAAATAAGTAATATTTTGAATTTGGATAAACAGACATCATATTTTTGGTCCAATTTCCATGATATGCTCCAATATCTAATATGGCATCTGGATAATATCCTAAATTTCTCAAATTGTAAAAATGATTGAACATATATAAAATATTTATTTTTTTTCAACCCTTGTTGTCACAAATATCCTTAAATAGACCATGGTGTATATTTCACCATGGTTTCAATAAATATTTGTCGAAAAATATATTTGGCTTCTTGTATGGTCATAAATCAAAACAAACAATTTTAATTCCTAATAAATATGTTCGGTCCATTAAAGGATATGAATGCAATTCATGACCAAGAAGTAAATATAAAAAGGAAAAACATTGATTAAATTACACCACTCGACATTAAAAATGATTGATCTCTTTGGCATGAAATAAGGAAATCTCAATGTTAGTGACACAAATACACACATCAATCTTTTTGGCTCTGGATCTATCCACAACTTGACGCTTTTTCCAAGAAAACGAAATATTGTGTGTTGGAAAAAATAAATTCATCTTAAAATCACAAAAAATGATTGGAACAAGGCCCATACATGTTTTGAGGATGGAACAAATACATTATCTTTTGATGAACTGAGTTTTTCATAAAATTTACTGTTGATTTGTGACATGAGGTTATGAACAAGTTTTTGACAAATCGTGAATTTTGCTTTGTCAAAGAATCATGGTTGTGTTTACCCATGAAATTGAAAAATACATAAGATATTTTTAGCATCTGGGATTTCTATAATATTTTTTAGGTAAAGAAGGACAAATTTCATTCATATTATCATAGATAGAAATTTTGTTAAAATTAGGATAATCCATAATGTAATCTCCGGTTATTTGGCAAATTCCCTGTTGGTTATTTAGACATGTTCTTTTGTTATTGTTTTTTTCCAGAAAAAACGATGAATTGAAAATATCTAACTCATACAAGTTTCGTGGTGTAAATTCACTAACCTGAATATTTTTATTTGTTAAGCCACCTGATTTTAACAATGTTAAAATTAGAACGTTACATACCATGCTTTTTCCATCACTGTAAACCCAATTGTCTTGTTCTGGAATAAGAAACAACTTATTAAATGAAATATTATTTTCAAGACTATAATTTAAAATTTCATCCAAACTTTTGTTGGAAGAATTAATTCTTTTATTTAGGCCTTCCACAAAAACAGATTCGACTATATCAGGATTATATCTTCCTATTAAATTTATTACAATTGATAAAATATCACTATTTAAATTTTGTGGAAAATTGTCATCAATAGTATCTATCCATCCATAAAGTAAATTGTGGTATCCATACGGAAGACCTTTATAAGTTTGGAACAACTCTCTAATTTTTGTGAAGTTTAGTTTATTAATTATATCATTTCTTAGTTGGATTACTGAAACTGTAAATCCCGCATTTTTAGCTTGTTCAAACCATTTATCAATGGGGGTATTGATCACTCCATATGGTGGTGGCCAATAAACTTTAAAAGGTGTTTTATCAGTGGATTCTATCACATTCAAACTACCATTAATTTCCAGAACCATTGCGGTATGACCTGCTGAACTACCAGTTCCATACATAATTAATGGATCAAGACCATCATACCTAGTTATTAAAAATATATCTCCTTCTTTGAATTTTGTATTATTTGAATAAATATTTGAATTTGTTAATTGAACATTTTCAAGAGATAAACCCATTTGATTTCTCAAAAAATCAATATTTTTATTTTCCATATTTTTTGAATCAAATAATCCAATAGTATCCACTATGTTTTCAATGCTGTAAATAATTCCCTTATTAAAATAAAATATATGAAAACCATTTAATTCAATATCTTTGATGGTTTGGTTGTCCATTTTTATTGAGTATTCATAATTTCCAGTCATAATGATATTGTGAATTTTAATAAATTTGTTTGTTCCAAACAAATAAAAATCATTGCAAAATAAAGATTTTTTATTTTTTGATACTATTGTAAATTTAAGAATTTGGTTAGTTATTTCTAAATCATAAATACAGTCAAAACAATTGGTTGAAAAATTAAATGATGTTTGATTGGTCAAAGTTGTTATTTTTTGTGGAAAAAAATCATAATATGAAATATCTGTTTTTTTAAAAAAATAA